GTTGAAAGGGGAAGAGGCAAACTGGTCAAACTGTCGCCTAATGACCACATCGACGGAACAGCGAGTCTGCTGGATGCGTTCACAGTGAGACAGAAATATTGGAATGAGATCAGCGGCCAGCTGATGAATGAGAGGTGAAAGAAATGGGACTTTTGGATAAACTGTTTCCCAAAAAACACGAGGTGATTCAGCCGACCGGCTACTTCAAGCTGTTGAACGGATACACACCGGTTTTCCGGACATGGGACGGTCAGCTGTACGAGTCTGAACTGGTCCGGGCGGCAATCGACGCAAGGTCCAGACATATCAGCAAAATGGATGTCCGGATCGACGGTGCCGCTAAGCCGAAACTGAAAACGAAACTGAGCAAAAGGCCGAATGACTATCAGACCTGGAGCCAGATGCTGTATCGCCTGAACACTCTGCTGGACATGAAGAACACGGCTTTCCTGCTGCCGGTATATGACAATCTCGGCGATGTCGTAGGAATCACAACAGTCTACACGGAATACTGGGATCTGTTGGATGTCAAAGGCACGCCGTGGATCCGTTTCTATTTTGACTATGGACGAACCACAGCCGAGGAACTGAGCCGTGTCGGAATCATGACGAAGTTCCAATACAAGTCGGATCTGTTTGGCGAAGACAACAAAGCGCTTAATGACACCATGAAGCTGATCAACATACAGCAACAGGGCATTTCGGAGGCTGTTAAGTCTTCCGCATCGTTCCGGTTCATGGCACAGGCCAGCAACTTCACCAAGACAGAAGACCTGGAAAAAGAACGCAAGCGATTCTCGCAGCACGGCATTCAGGGCAATCAGGACGGCTTCCTGCTGTTCCCGAATACTTATCAGAACATTCAGCAGATACAGTCGAAACCGTACACAGTCGATGCAGAACAGCAGAAACTGATTCAGACGAACGTGTTCAACTATTTCGGCGTGAACGAATCGGTCCTGCAGAACTCGGCGCTTGGCGATGCCCTTGACGCCTTTTTTAACGGTGCCATAGAGCCATTCAGCGTCCAGCTGAGTGAAGTATTGACGCAGATGCTGTTCAGCCCTTCAGAGCAGGCACACGGTTCTGCTGTGTACGTTACAGCGAACCGACTGCAGTACATGCCGGTATCACAGAAAATCAGCATGGCCAGGGAACTGGGTGATCGTGGCATGATTCTGATCGACGAAGCAAGAGCACTGTTCAACTATCCGCCTTTACCTGACGATCAGGGCAAGCAGGCCCCAATCAGAGGCGAGTTCTATATGGTCGGAGATGACCAGGGAGAAGAAGACAATGAATGAGAGAGAATACCGTAACTTTGCCGAGATCCGTTCTGAAGAATCGGCTGAGTACAAAGTTGAAGGCTATGCCTCAACATTCGAACCTTATGAGATGTGCGAGATCGAAGGCGAGAAATACTTCGAGCGCATCGAACCGACAGCGTTCGAGGAATGCGACATGTCGGATGTGGTCCTGAGAGTTGACCACGCTGGTGCAGTTTTTGCACGAACATCGGCAGGAACCTTGATCGTCAATACTGACGAGCATGGTCTGCATACAGAAGCCGATCTGAGCCGCACGGCGAACTCTAGAGCGCTGTACGACGAGATCAAGGCCGGAAACTATCCTCAGATGTCATTCTGCTTTACCGTTCCGGAAGGTGGTGATCACTTTGACAAAGACAGTCGCACACGAGTCATCGAACGGATCGGCAAACTTTATGATGTCTCGCCGGTATCCTTCCCGGCGAACCCAGGCACTGAACTGCACGCCAGGGCTTTGGAGTATTTCAACGGAGAGATTGAAAAACTCAAGGCGGAGAGACCTGAAGAAGTCCCGGAAGCGGAAGAAGTGATCGAAGAGAGGATCGAACAGGAGGAAATTGCCGAAACTCCGGAAGAAGTCATCGAGACAGAAGAACGCAGTGTTGAAACTGCTGAAGCCGTCACTGACGAAACGGAAACGGAAGACAGGAAGGCTGAGCAGTTTGCGGAATACCGTGCTCTGCAGCAGATGGTATCCAATGGAGATGTCGGCACAGTGGTTGAAACCCACAGAGAGGAAATGGAAATGGAAGAAAGAAAATACACACCGGAAACTCCGGAATACAGAGATGCTTTCTATGCCGTAATCGGCGACTATGCTACAGCTGAACAGCGTGCGATCGTTGTTGACTCCACAGCTCCGGGCGATGGCGATGCTATTGCTATTCCGAAGACGCTGGACACCAAGATCTGGGATAACATCCACACAGCACATCCGATCCTGGCTGACATCGCAACTGTCAGATCCGGCGTCGCTATGGAAGTTACAAAGCACACAGCAATCGCTGTCCGCACATCCAAGAAGCTGGACTCCGCTGCTACACCGGCAGAAGAAGCAAACACCTTCGTCAAGGTCGTTCTCTATGGTTACGACTATGAGAAGTATGTCACTCTGACATATGCTGAAGCAAAGATGTCCGCTGGCGCACTGGAAGACTATCTGGCTGAAGAAATCTCTGCCGAACTCGGCGAAGCTCTGGCAAAAGATGTATTCGCTCAGACTCTGACAGATGCAGGTGCTGGTCAGAAAGTTACATCCACATCTGACATGTTTGCTGATGTTAAGGCTGCTCTTGCCCTGGCAACAGGCGCATCTGCTCCGACAATCTACGCACCGGCTTCCGCATACTTCGAAATCGTCGGCGCAATCGCACAGGGTTCTCCGTTCAACATCGGTGCAGCTCTTGGCTGCCCGGTTAAACTGGACAACGCTGCAACAAAGGTCACCATCCTTGATCCGAAGAAGTTCGTTCTGAACATGGTCCAGGATGTCATGATCGAATCCGACAAGGATGTTAAGGCTCACAAGGTCATCGTTTCCGGTTATCTGAGAGCTCAGGGCACTTTGCGTAACAACAAGGCTGCCGCTTACATCGACTAATCAAAGACATTTGAAAAGGGAGGGGAAACTCTCCCTTTTTCTGAACAGAGGAGGAGCGGAAAATGAGCGAAAATCAGTCAGTTGATGTCATGGTTCTGATGAAAGTGAAAACTGCGCTCAGAATCACGGACAATGACTTCGACGATGAAATCACCGATCTGATCCAGGCGGCGCTGATCGATCTCGGCATTGCCGGTGCAGATGGTGAGAAAGTCGTGCTGAGTAACGTGCTGACGCTTCGGGCCGTCATCACATATTGCAAGCTCCACTTCGGAGAGCCCGATGAGTATGACAGATTAAAGAGAAGCTACGACGAACAGAAAGCACAGATGAGCATGGCCACAGACTACACAGTCTGGGGAGAAGCCAATGGACAGATCTAAGCCGATCTATCTTGTCTCTGAAACGTACACGAAGAATCAGTACGGTGTACTGATCCCAACAGTGACGAAGCGAAAGGTTTTCGCTAATGTCACCAGCGTGACCGGTTCCGAATGGTTCGAAGGTGGCCGGAACGGTCTTAACCCGGAACTTCGGATGCGTGTATTCGCTCCGGAATATCACGGCGAAGAGACCATCCAGTACAATGGCCAGTATTATGCGATCTATCGCACGTACATGACCAGGAACGACACCGTGGAACTGTATGTGGAGAGAAAGAAGGGCGAGGCGGAACAGTATGCCGCTGGTAATCAAGGCTGAAGCTCTGACCGCAGCCGTCAATGACATTCTCAAGGAATACGGCGACGACGCCAAAGAGATCATCGAAGAGACGATCACAGACGTCGCCAAGGAAGCCGCAAAGAACGTCAAGACGAACGCCACAGGCTTCAATGGTACCGGCAAATACGCAAAAGGCTGGAAGTCCAAAATCGAAAAAAAGCGGGCGACAGTGAACGCAGTTGTCTACAACGCCAGTCTTCCGGGACTGGCCCATCTGCTGGAGTTTGGTCACGCTAAACAAAACGGCGGAAGAACAGCGGCGTATCCGCATATTGCCGCAGTCAATGACTGGGCTCAGGACGAAGCGCTGAACAGGCTGAAGGAGAAATTATGACGTTTGAAGAAGTGAATCAGGTGGTTACGGACATCGGATTGCCATGCACATATTATTCCTGGCCTGAGAAGATGGTGCCGCCGCTGCCCTATGTGCTTTTCTATTATCCGGGAACCGATAACTTCGGGGCGGATAATTCTGTTTATCAAGTCGTACAGAATCTGAATATTGAGTTATACACAAAAGAAAAAGATTTCGAGACGGAGGCGGAGATCGAGGCAGCACTCGAAGCCGCCGGTCTGTTTTGGAATAAGTCGGAGTCATATCTGACCTCCGAACACATGTATGAAGTTCTTTATGAAATGGAGGTGGCAATAAATGCCAACAGCTAACAACAAGGTCAATTTCGGTCTTGAAAACGTTTATTATTCTGTAATTACAGACGATGGCTCCGGCAATGTTACATTCGGCACGCCGGCCCGCATCCTGGGCGCTGTCGATCTGAATCTGGATCAGCAGGGTGAGATGACACCGTTCCCAGCTGACAACAATGGTTTCTATTGGGTCAGCTCTTCAAATAACGGCTACAGCGGCACGCTGGAAGTCGCCAACATCCCGGATGCATTCCGTTCTGATGTGCTTGGCGAACTGACAGACACCGCCGGCGCAATCTACGAAAAAGCAGACGTCGAAACCAAAGAGTTCGCTCTGCTGTTCGAAATCAAGGGCGACGCTCACAAGGCACGCCATATCATGTACAGATGCAAGGCTCAGCGCCCGGCTGTCCATGGTCACACAACTGAAGCCAGCACAACGCCGCAGACCGACACACTGAACATCACGGCCATGCCGCTGCTCAGCAATCAGGCCGTCAAAGCGAAATGCAAAGAAGGCGACAGCTGCTATGCCAACTGGTTCACCGAAGTACACGAAATCGCTTAATTGATTTACCAACTGGAGGGAAACATGGAGAAGACTATCACGATCGACGATAAACAGGTCAAGTTCAAAGCTACAGCAATGACACCGAGAATGTACCGCCAGCAGTTCCAGGCGGATCTGTTTGTGGACATTCAGAACCTTAACGACGCATGGCAGAAAGCAAGAGCCAACGGCGAACCACTGCCCGGCAATGCTCTGACGATGTTCGAAAACATCGCCTACACGATGGCAAAACAGGCAGATCCGGACGCTGTTCCGGACACCGCTGATGAATGGCTCGAAGAGTTTGACATGTTCTCGATCTGGCAGATCCTTCCCGAAATCATCCAGTTGTGGGGAATTAACAATCTCAGCATCAACGAAAGCAAAAAAAAAGCAGGCAAACGAAGAGAGAGCTGACAACGGCTCTCTTTTTGTTGCGCTGTGTGCAGGCCGGAATCAGCCTGCATGATCTGGACCTGCTGGATGTCGGGATGATCCTGGACATCTTCGCAGAGCGCAGCAATGACGATCTGGAGTGGCCGGTCATCGCCACGCAGGAAGACATAGACAACTTCTGACAGGAGGGCAGATATGGCCAACAGAATCAAAGGCATTACGATCGAGATCGATGGCAATACTACGAAGCTGTCGGACTCGCTGAAAAGTGTTGATAAATCATTAAAGACAACACAGACAAATCTTAAAGATGTAAACAAACTGCTGAAAATGGATCCGAGCAATGTCGAGCTGCTGAAGCAGAAGCACGACCTTCTCGGCCAGGCAGTAAGCGATACAAAGAAACGCCAGGAAGAACTGCGGAAGGCTCTGGAGGAAGCGAAGAATGCCGGAGACACATCAGAGAACCGTGCACAGCAGGACGCTCTCCAGCGAGAACTGGAAGAGACCACACAGAGCCTGAAACAGCTGACTGACGAATACAACAAATCAAACCCATCGCTGCAGGCATTCTCACAGAACGCAAAAAAGGTATCTGAAGCGACACGAGGAATGTCGACATTCGCCGCCGGTGCCGGTGCCGCCATGCTCGGCATGGCCTACAATGCCGGGACCACAGCGGACGATCTGCTGACATTATCCAGGAATACCGGTTTCTCAGTCGAAGAACTCCAGAAGATGCAATACGCATCAGACCGCATCGACGTGTCGATGGAGGCAATGACCGGATCGCTGACCAAGATGACAAAGCAGATGGCCAGCGGAAACAGCGCATTCGATACGCTGGGCGTGTCCATCACGAACGCCGACGGCACCATGCGAGACGCCACAGACGTCTGGTATGACTCGCTGGCGGCTCTGTCCCAAGTTGAAAACGGCACGCTGAGAGATCAGCTTGCGATGGAACTGTTCGGAAAGAGCGCCATGGAACTGTCGGGCATCGTAGACGATGGCGGCGAAGCGCTGCGCAATCTCGGCCAGGAAGCCGAAGATGCCGGCCTGATCCTGGGTGGTGACGCTGTAAGCGCTGCCGGCCAGTTCAACGATGCTATGGACGAAGTCAAAGCCAAAGCAGAGCAGGCATTCTTCTCTGCCGGTGCGGCATTGGCTGAGTCACTGCTGCCAAAACTGGAAGAACTGATCGACTGGGTCAGCCAGGTCATCAGCTGGTTCGCTCAGCTGGACGGAGACACACAGACGCTGATCCTGACTGTCGTCGGCCTTGTGGCTGCCATCAGCCCGGTCGCCGGCCTGCTGTCCGGGATCGCAACGATGGCGGGCTTCTTGGGGACGGCCTTCACTGTTCTGACCGGTCCGATTGGTCTGGTAGTGGCTGCCATTGCTGCGGTCATTGCGATCGGTGTCTCGCTCTATAAGAACTGGGACACGATCAAACAGAAGGCCAGCGAGCTCTGGAGCAACGTGACCAGCACGTTCGAGTCGATCAGGTCATCGATTGCCGACAAGATCAACGCCGCCAGAGACGCCGTCAGCAATGCGATCGAACGGATCAAGTCGTTCTTTAACTTTTCGTGGAGTCTTCCACATCTGAGTCTGCCTCACATCACCGTCACCGGAGAGTTCTCTCTGATGCCGCCGAGAGTCCCATCTTTCGGGATCAGCTGGTACGACAAGGCGATGAACAACGGCATGATCCTTAACAGCCCGACGATCTTCGGCATGAAAGGGAACCAGCTGCTGGCCGGCGGTGAGTCCGGTCCGGAGGTCGTTGTCGGAGCCTCGTCACTGTACGACATGATCCGGAGCGCCACAAGCGCATCGGCCGGTAAGACAATCAACGCGCCGATCACGCTGAATGTGAGCGTAAACGGCGACGTCAGAAACCCGGATGCCTTCACTCGGCAGCTGGCGAACAATCTGGTCAACTTAATGAACAGAGAAAGCGAGGTCTTCAAATGATCCCGTACATGATTTATGCGGGGAAGAATCTGCGGACAGACATGATGACCGTGGTCGACTTCTCCACGTCGTTCGGAAATCCGGAACGGTCCTATGAGTATGTCGAAATCATGGGAAAGAATGGCAGCCTGGTCATCGACAATGATCGTTTTAATGACATCGAGATCGATTTCCCGGCTTTTATTTTGAAAGATTTCATCCCTAACTACAGAAAGCTGATGGCGTTTCTGAACAGCCAGAAAGGTTATCAGAGACTGGAAACATCACACGAGCCGAACCACTTCCGGAAAGCGCTGTTTCTGGGAACGGTCCAGCCGGAGCCGACGCAGTTTTTGAAAAAGGGCAGCTTCACGCTGCCTTTTCGTGTGCATCCCCAGCGCTGGCTGAAGACCGGCGAGGAAGCGGTCGAGATGGCGGCGACGGACGAGATCCTCAACCCGACGCTCTACAACGCCCGGCCGATGCTCCGGATCTATGGAGCCGGCGAGCTGGTCATCAATACGCAGCACATCACGGTCGCCTCTAATCCGTATTCGTACATCGATCTGAACTGTGAACTGATGGATGCGACATACGACAGCAACAACGCAAACCAGTACATCACGATCGCCGGCGGTGTTGATTTCGTCGAACTGACGCCAGGGCTGAACGGCATCGAATACACAGACATCACAAAAGTGGAGATCACACCGCACTGGTGGGAAGTTTAACCACTTCAGAAAAGGAGAAACAAAGATATGAGCATTGTGCGAAATTTTAATCTGTATCTCAACGCCGGCAACGGGGCTGCGCCGTACATCAACGTTAACCAGTACGATCAGGGCGAGCAGTGGATCTTCACTCTCTACAAAGAGGACGGCACCAAGTACACGCCCAGCACCGGGGCGATCGTCGGTATCAAAGCGGACAACAGAGGCATCATCAACACCGGAACGGTGGACGCTGACGGTCGTGTTGTGATCAACGAGACGCAGCAGATGACCGCTGCAGCCGGCATTGCCATCTTCGAGCTGCTGATCGATGGAGACAGTCATGGAACGGCGAACTTCCTGGTCAATGTTGAACAGCGCCCAGGAGACAACGCAGACCTCTCAGACTCCGACCTGTCACTTATCCAAGAAGCAGTAGATGCCGCCACCACAATCGAAGACCTTATCGAAGGACACGATCCGGACGAAGTAATCACAGATGCAGTTGATGCATGGCTTGATGCCCACCCCGAAGCAACCACAACTGTCGAAGACGGTGCTATCACAATTGCCAAACTGAATGAGGAAGTAACCACAGGTGTCTTTGAAGACATGACAGTAGGCACATCTTTAGCGGTCATGAATGACGAAGGGGTTACAGATAACTTAGCATATAAATTCAGACAGACTGGTGGAGATGCTGTTAGGGAACTGGATGAAATTGTCGGTGGTACGATTGCATGGAATCAGTTATGCAACAGTGCATCCGTAACCGTGCCGAATAATCACAAATATCTGATGGTCAAGGGCGGTATCGTAAGCATCGGGATAAGCACAGGGACAGCACTGACAGGGCTGACGAGCGGTACGGATGTTGTGCACGATTTAACCCAGATGTTCGGCACTACCGTAGCAGACGCTATCTATGCAATGGAACAGTCCAGTACAGGCAGTGGTGTGGCATATTTCCGTTCCCTGTTCCCACTGGATTACTACGAATACAACACAGGAGAACTTATTCATGTCAGCGGACTGTCAGCAAAAATCACAAGAGATGCAGATAACAATGTGCTTGGCAACTATCCGTTAGATTCCTCACTCACACTGCGTGGTGTACCTAAATGGAATAACGGCTTATATTTCGATGGTGACATTTACAGACATGACGGAAGTGTAAGCAGAAGGTATGGGATTGTAGACCTTGGCAGTTTGGCATGGACTAATGGCGGTTCGTTCAAATTGTTCTTCTCCACAGGATTAAACAC